GTGTGGATACTAGTGATGCTAACTGGTCTGATGTTGGAAATGGGCAAATTATTATGGAGAATACCAGTGGTGCTAACACTGGTCAATTAAAATTCCGAGTATATGACGGAGCAGACTCTGAAGCAATGAAAATTGCTGGCGATGGTAGTGGTAGTTCTAGAAATGGAATTGCATTTGCGAGAGCAGGAGTTGCTCTTGATAATTCTTGGGATGGATTTCCTGGTATTGTAGTGTTTAATGCTGATGGTTATGGGAACACTGCTAATCGGACTGAGTTTAGAATTCATGGATTTGCTCAGTCTTATGCTAGTTATCCTGGAACAACAGGAGCAGATTTTGGAACCAATTTAAGAATTGATGGTTCTACTTATTTTTCATCAGATTCAAGACATAAAACTAATATCGTAAATAATCCTTATGGACTTAATGAAATTCTTCAACTACAACCAAGAAAATTCAATAGGATTAATTCTTCTGGTGAAATAGAGGAAAATCAAGGTGACATTCTTGGATTTATTGCACAGGAAGTCAAAGAAGTTATTCCAGAAGCAGTTAATTATTATCCAGATGAAGATACTCCAAATGAAATTGGTTGGTGTCGTGCTTATGCTTTAAGTGATGGTTATATTCTTTCAACATTGGTGAATGCAGTAAAGGAACAGAATGCAATTATTGAAACTCTTAAATCAAAAATTGAAGTTCTTGAATCTCAAATAAATACCTAAAAAATTCCCAATGAGCACTCTTAAAGTTAATTACATTCAAGCAAACACAACAAGTGAGATTGATATTAACTCTCCATTGGGAACAATTCCTTCATTAGATGTGAGTGGTTCTACAACGATTGGTGGTAATTTAAATATCACTGGTGTTTCTACATTTACTGGAAATTCTTATGTTGCGGGTAATCTTGGTATAGGAACTGCAAGTCCAGGTGCAAAGTTACATTTAATTGGAAACCAATATTTACAAGGTGGTAATTATTTTACAGATACAACTAGTGGATATTTTTGGGCAGGTAATGGCAGTTACGCTGGTGGAATTTATGGAAGTAATTCTGGAAATGTAACCACAATAATTTCACCACAAACAATAAATCTTGTAACAAGTAGCACTCAAAGGTTAAGTATAGATTCTAGTGGTAGGATAACAACGCCTTCACAACCAGTTTTTAAAGCGTATCGATCTGCATCTACTTCTGGTGCGGGTGTAATTGTTTTTAACACTGAAATATATGATGTTGGAAACAATTACAATAATAGTAATGGTTTATTTACCGCACCTGTTGCAGGATATTATATTTTCTTCTTTTTATCAATTGGATCAGGAGTCTCAAATACTTTTAGAGACGTATGGGGATCTGTAAATGGTGCAACAACACCTTCAAGTTTTGGTGCAAGACCAACTAACCAAACCACAGATTATTCTTCTTCTGGTGCCGCAACTAATATTGTTTATTTAAATGCGAATGATACTTTTGGTTTATACGCAAGTGGAACTTTATATTCGGATTCTAATATTTGGTTGCAATTCGGTGGTTACTTATTAGGATAATAAATATTCAAAAAGACTCAATATGGACTACACTATCACTTTAACCGAAGCAGAAGACTTGGCACTTCAATATGCTGCAGCAGATCCTCAAGAATGGATTGATAACGCAGCAACCAACCGTGCCCGTATTGCCATTGACGAAATCTGTGACTTGTATGTCAAGAATAAATTAGAAAATAATCAACCAATTACAGCAACCAACAAACCAGATATGGTTCTTGCTGCTTATGAAGAAGGTTTAGTTAAGACAGCAGCACAAAGAAATGAAGAAGCAGCAGCACAATTGCCTTCATAAATATCTAAAAACTATATAAATGTCTGACATAAGGGTTAATCGTTGGTTACATCAATCTGGAACTGGTGGAGTCTATCAGGATTCTAGTGGTAGAGTCGGTATTGGAACCTCTGTGCCAACGAGTGCTTTAGATGTTCAGTCAGGAACAATTAAGATTGGTAATAATACTTTAAGTTCTTCTGGGGTTTCTACTTTTACAAGTCTTGTAGTTTCTGCAGGATCTACTAGTGCTCCCTCAATAAGTCCAACGGGGGATAGTAACACTGGTATATTCTTTCCATCACCTGATACTGTAGCAATTGGTGAAGGTGGCACAGAAGTTTTAAGGGTTGATAGTAATAATAGAGTCGGTATTAATACAATAAGTCCAGTCAAACCTCTTGACGTAAGAGGTGAAGCAACTTTTGGGTCTGGAATTACTATTTCAGATTTATCTTGGGGTAAAGATACTAATCAATTAGTCTATACTTTTTCTGGAAATGCTGGTGGAGGAAATCCTTCTGATGGATGTTTAGCATTAGTAAGTCCAAATGCAAATCCAAGTGCATCAAGAGTTGGAACTCTTGTATTTGGAAATAAAGTATCTGGAACTAGTGTAACTGCAAGTCCTGGTATTAAAGCATATATTGAATGTAATACAAACACCAATGTCGCAAATGCTGCTGACACTGGTGGTTATTTTAATTTTTATACAAAACCAGATAATGCTAATGTTAGATCTCAAATGACTCTGAACTCTAATGGAGTTCTAATTAGACCTTATCAACCAGCATTTCTTGCTTATCGAAATTCAACTCTTTCCGTTTCTGCTACCTGGCAATTAATTAGTAATGGTATTTTAACAGAATCTTATGATATTGGTTCAGTTTATTCAACTTCAACAAGTGGAAGATTTGTTGCACCAGTTGCTGGAAGATATATGTTTTATGCTGGTGGATGGTCTGTGGGAAATACAAATGGAGAAAGATATGCATTTGGTGTAAAAGTAAATAATAGTGGAGCTCCGGATTTTCTTACTGGAGGAAATTATTGTATTACTGACAGTCCCTTATCTCCCTTCCAAATAGTTTTAAATCTTGCTGCAAATGATTATGTAGAATTATTCTATTTTAGTGCTATTAATACATCAATAGGTGGTAGCACACACTGGATTTATTGGGGTGGATATCTCTTATAATAATTAAAACTATAACCTATCCTTCAAAAGCAACAAACCTACTCTAGGCACAAAAATCAACTTTGTCAACCCCTTGACAGAGTTTTTCTTTTGCTTTATAATATTCAAGTCTTTCAAGTTCTTTGCATCTTTGAGAATGAAAGACCCTCTTCAGTGGTGTGAAGAGGTGGGGTTGGTGGTATAATAAGGGGAGAGAAATCTCCTCTTTTTTCTTTTATAAATTATTAATAAATCTTAATGACATATGAACTTCACAGTGTATAGTAAAGAAAACTGCGAATACTGCTTCAAGGTTAAAAAGGTATTAGAGTTGACAGATAGCAACTTTGTGGTTTATAATCTCAACGAGCACTTTACCAAAGAAGAGTTTTATGCCGAGTTTGGTGAAGGATCTACATTTCCACAAGTCGTCTGTGATGATCAAAAATTAGGAGGGTCAGTTGAGACAATCAAATTCCTCAAAGAGAAGCAAATCATCAAGTCCTAACCTAAATAAAGATGAAGATCATTTCAATCGTGGTGTTGAATTGATATTAACTGGAGGTAAAAGAAAGCAGACTCAACCGTTTCACATTATCTTTGAGAAGATAGTTTGCTTTCTGAATCGGGAAGTCACTATCTATTTTGAATTTTCCTTAAAATCAAGGAAGAAAAAGTAATTTTCCCGGAGAAAACAAATGTTAGCAATCAGTTTAGTCTTTGGTTCTTTTCTAACGATCTTGTTTCTGATAATGGGAATGGTTATTGGTTGGGTAGGTCGTGAATATATGATGACTCATCAAGAAGGACCAAAACAAATTGCCTATCATCCAGAGTTTTATGATAAGGATGGTGAGTTAATTGATCAAGAAATTGTATCCGTAAGATTTGAACAAGGATACTTTGAAGACGACTTTGAGATGGAAGAAGAGGACGAATCATAATCAATAAATAACTTCAACATAATTCAACATTCTGTTAATCATATGACAACGACAACGAAAGCAAAAACTCCAGTCAAAAAAACTGCACCCAAACCAAAAGTTGCAGAAGCACCAATTCCTGATCTTCCTGCAAATCCTTTTGTTTTTGAGATTCTGAATATTGTAATCAAACAGCGAAGCAATGCTAAAAAGATTGAAGCACTGCAAAAGTTTGAACATCCTTGTCTGAAGGCAATCTTCATTTGGAACTTTGATGAGTCAATTGTTTCAGCACTTCCTCCCGGCGATGTTCCTTATGCTGCTGTGGATGAAATGGATTCATTCAAGGGAACTTTGAGTGAAAAGATTACTGATGCAGTTGAAAAGATGGGAGAACTTGGATCAAACTCTTTGGGTTCTCAAGATCAGGGAAGATCTTCAATTCGCAAAGAATATGATAAGTTTTATAATTTTGTCAAAGGTGGTAATGATGGTTTGAGTTCAATGCGTAGAGAGACGATGTTTATCAATACTCTTCAAGGTCTTCATCCTCTTGAAGCAGAGATTGTTTGCCTCTGTAAAGATAAGAAACTGGATACAAAGTATAAGATTACAAAGGAAATTATTTCACAGGCATATCCTGACATTCAGTGGGGAGGTCGGTCTTGAGTCAACTTCGTGATGTGGTAGAAAAAGCAAAGAATACCGAAACTCCTATGGAAAACTGGACTCCCGCAGAAAAAGAAACCTGTAAGTCACGATACGGTTGTGACATTATGATTGAGAATGGTTCTTATGCGGAAGTCTGCACGAAAGAAGCACCCAGTGATGCTTATATTG